GGTCAGCGTGGCCATCAGACCCCCGTAGACATGCGAGGCGTCGACACCTTTGTGATTTCTGACTTCTTCGAACCAGATGGCCGCAATCGGACCGGACAGCCGGTCGATTTCGGTCAGCCAGTTGGTGAAGCGCAGGTAGCGCATGCCGCCGCCATCGTAGCGGCCGGGCTTGAAACTGACGGTGCCGCTGGTGATCAGCCCGTCAAAGCCACGAATGGCCCAGCCCGTTGTCGTGCCAAGATCAAGGGCAAGGATCGTGCTTGAGGGTTCTGCTGGCACCGGCATTTTCGGGGTTGCGCCGAGATCGGCACTGGCGAGAGTCGTATCAGCCATGGGTGGTCTCCTTTTCGGGTGGGCTGCTTGGGGTGGAAGACGACGGCGGTCATGTGCTTGGCGGTGCGGGCCGCCGTCGTCGGATAGTTCTCGGGTACAAGACTGCGGCCCAAGAAATCGCCCAGGGGTAGGTGGTGGCCTCCCCCGCCTAAAGCGGGGAGGACACCTACCCCTTAGGGTAGAAAATTCCGTGTTCTGTGTTCTGGTGTAAGGTGCTGAATTCAAACATGAATTTTCAGAACACGGATGGTGAAATGGCGCCGGGCAATCTGTGTTCTGTGTTCTGGCGCAACCCGTTGATTTTGCATCGAGAATTCCAGAACACAGAACACGGCGATCCAAAACACGGCCTGTGTTCTGGCCAGAACACGGACGATCCGTGTTCTTGGGCAGGCTTGTTTTGGGTGCCAAATTCATGCCTCACCCCCGTCCTGATCGACCCAAACTTCCGGGTTTTCGACCGGCAGGAGAGCTCCGGTTTGTGGACACATGTAGTCAGATGGAAGCACTCGAATGAAGACCGGGCTCACCTCGCCGGTCTCGTCGTCGACAACCTCTTGGTCGATGCGAAGTCGCATGTCCCTCACGCAGAGATAGCCGAACTTTGAACGTCCCTGCTTGAGGCCGAGCTCGCTTACCGAATCACCGCGCACGAATTTCACATGGCCCTTGGTGGCAAGCACATGCAAACGATCCCGGATGCTTGTCTGACCCCCAAGACTGCCTTTGTTCTCGAACTTGGCTGCGAACTGGCTGAGTGTGAACATCTTTCCCTGTTCAGCCTGCTCGCTGATCAGCTGGACGATCACACCTCCCTTGCGGTCGCGTTCAGCATCCTGTTTCGCCCCCACTTCGGCCCGCACCAGCCGCTCGTTCATCGGGTTGATTTCGACCCATTCGCCCTTGACCTTGTCGATCAGCTTGGCGGCCAGCGCCGGCCCATTGCGCAGCTCGATCTCCAGCTTGCGCTGCGCATTGTCCTCATCTGGACGGTGCAGGATCAGGCCGGATGTGTAGAACCCGCGCAGCGCGCTGGCGCCCGAGAGGGCCAGGAAGGGATCATCCTTGACCTGCTGCTTGCTGAGCTTTTTGGTGTGATGCACCAGGACCACCCCGCAATCCGGGTTGATGTGATCGCGCAAAACCTCGACGCGGTCCTTCAGGAAGAACATCATCGCGCCATTGTCGTTTTCACCACCGCCCTCGGGGCCGCCGTCAAAGAGGTTGCGGATGGGGTCGATGCAGATGATGTCCACAGGCTCACCCGGAAACGCACGCCGAATGGCTTGGGCCACATGGACGCTGCCCTCGGTGTCGAGCAGCATTTTCAGCTTGGGCGTGGCCACAAGATTGTCGCGCGCTTTTGCCAGAACCTGACGCGGAAGGCTGATCTGCTGCATGCGCTCGCGCAGATAGTGATACTGAATCTCCGCCTGCAGATAGAAGATGCGCAGCGGGCGTGGTGGCGTGAAGCCCAGAAACGGCACGCCTGCCGCCATGTGCACGAGCCATGAGATTAGCAAATCGCTCTTGCCCACCTTGGGCGCGCCGCCGAGAACCAAGAGGCCCCCAGGCGTCAGCACGCGCGGCGCAATGATATCCGCCGGCATCGGGCTTGTGTCATCCAGAAGCGCACCAAGGGTGAAGACGGGCATTTCATCCGGGGCAGGTGCGGCGCTGTCGAGGCGGATGACGGGTGGCCCGTGCTTTTCGACATGGATAGCCCAGAGACGCTCGGATTCGCGCTTGAGCCGCTCGACGGGCCACTGGGGTCGCAGCATGGCGGCATTGTAGCCGCAGATCGCCTCCCAGCCTTCGTCCTTTGACAGCCGCCCTTCATGGACCATGCGGATGAAATACCCGATCGCGGCCGAAGCACCCTCAAAGCGGGACCAGTCATCTTGGCCGCCCTCGCGCACAGGCGTGACCAGCACTTCATCGACGCGCGGCTTGTCCGGCGTGGTGAAATCGGGCGCAAGATTGACGCCCGGGGCCGGCGGCATGTCAGCGACAGCCTCAATGAACTCGGCCAGATCGCGCTCGCGGTCCGGGTTGAATTCGACAATCTGCACCTGGGTCTTGAGGTTGTTCTTGTAATAGACCGAGCCTGCCACGCGGATCGGCTGGTGCGCGGAGCGGAAATGCATATCGCCGCCAACTTTCGCGGCTATGTCCCCGCGCAGGCGGGTCACGCGTGCAATATCACTGCCCTCTACAGGCTCGGTCAGCTTCCACCAGACATGCGCCTTGCGCTGGCCCTCGGGCGTGATGCCCCCGCTTTCCACGACCATGCTGGCAGGGCCAAGATGGCGCTCGAGATGGGCGCGCTTGGCAGCGATATCACCGCTGTCGATATCCACGACTACCGTCTGCATTTGCAGAATATCGGCCGCCTTGGCCTGGCCAGGGGCGGCGACGGTGCCAGGGATCACATAGACTGCCGCGCCTTCGCGCGTAGCCCAAGTGGCGAAGGTGGCCATTTTTGCGGCCACGGCTTCCTGGGCATCGATCCAGATGTTATGCGGCCGACCATCTATGCCCTGGCCCTTGTCGATGAAGCTGCGCACCGGGATCAGCCCGTCGCAATAGCCAAAGACCACTTCCATGAACTGCGCAATCTGCTCGGGGTCGGGCTCATCGCCGAAGACATCGGCCATGGGCGCGGCATCGTTGAAATCGCGCCACGGGTTGAAATGGATCAGGTTCTCCTTCGGCGGCTCAGGGGGTTGGGGTCGGTCATCGTGATCATCGGTCATGGCTCTCTCCTTGGGCGTATCGGGAATGTTGGTAGGTTCAGGCGGATCTTTCGGGGCATCGGTCATGTGGGCAGGGTCCAGCAGCGCTCTGCCCAAGGGCAAAAGCGGCATTCGAAGAAATCGCGATTGGCGGCGATGCGGGGCAGCAACTCGCCTGCATCTGTGGCGCGCAGGATTCGCACACCGCGATCGGACATGCGCTGTGCAAGCGCGGCATCAAAGGGGACCTGCTCGTGATAGAGCTCGGCCGTATCCTTGTTGATCGCGGTAAACAGCGCAGGCGCGGCCGAGATGCCGGGCACGGTCGCTTCCATATAGGCTTGGTACACAGCGATCTGGGCGGCATAGACAGGCTTGGATTTGGCAACACCGTCCTTGACGCAGGCGCGCCAGTTCTTGGCATTCATGGTCTTGCATTCCCACAGCGCGGGAACGGCCAAACCAAAGCCTTCTGGGCCAGCGGCGATGATGCCATCGACATGGCCGCGAATGCGCCCGCCTGCGACAGAGAAGCCGAACTGGCCACCATCGGGGCGATTGCCTTTGCGGGTATAGAGGTCAAACCCGGCAGCCCGCAGCCAGGCGACCGCCAGATATTCCAGCACATGGCCAATGGCAAAGATGCGCAGCAGCTGGCCCGAGAACTCCTGGCCCGCGTCCTTGGGCGTGGCCGTGAATTCAAATTGCAGGGCACGCTCGCAAGCATGTCCAAGGCGTGATCCGCCAAGATAGTCGCGGGGGGTGCGGGTCGCGTTTTCAGCCGTGATGGCGGCGTCAATCGTGGTGTTGACGCGTTCGGCGAAGTTGGGCTTGTGATTATAATCCAACATCAGAAGGGCACCTCCGACTGGCTGGCGATATTGCCCATGGCTTCACGAAATTCCTGCACCGCTGTCTCGATCAGCCAAAGCACCTGCACTTCCGTGAGCTCCGAAAGGCGCGTGTCCCAGCCATATGTCTCCATCTGTCGCGCCACAGGCTTGAGGCTGCTCAGGATTGCCATGTGCTCTTCTTGGGTTATCTCTGCCACGTTCTGTCCTTTCTTTGCTTTTCGGGTGAAGGCCGACTGGCATTGCAGGGAGCAAAACCAACGGTATGTGCGTTTGCTGCGGGGTTTGTTCGGATCGAACCAGCCAAAGCCGCGCGTGCGAGACGTACACACTGCGCAGAGCTGACCGCGCGGATGCCAGAGACGATCAAAGCCGGGGTGATCCGCAGCCTCTGCGGGCGGGGCGTATATTTGCGCGACACTGCTCATGCGGCCTCCCGCGCGGCTGGTGCCGCCTGCATGATCAGGCTGCGGATGTCGCGCTTGTTGAAGGTGAAGGTCATCAGGGCAGAGGCTTTGTAGCGGGTCAGGCCGTAGTCACTGCGCGCAGCAGCCGAGAGATATTGCAGCTGCTTTTCCGTGGCGGGCTGGCTCAGCCAGCCGCGCGTCTTGAAAGCGCTCTCGTCGGATTCATGCTCATTAAGCCAGTCATCGGCCTGCGCGAGGCAGACGGACCGCTCACCGACGCCCAAGAGCCGGGTCTGCAGACCCTTGCCACCGCCGACGGCGTACCATTGGCCCTCATACCAGAAGATGCCACCCCAGGCTGAGAAGCCCGTGGCCATCAGCGCATCCTCTGCGCCGAAGAGGTCAACCCAAGAGAAGCTTGATCGCTTCAACAGGTCGATTTCTGTCATCATGAAACCAGACAATGCCCCACCGAGCGCGCCTTCGCGACTTTCGCCATCTTCCTCTTCATCGACCAGCGCTTCACCGCAAATTGGACACTCCCGGCAGGCAAGCGGGATGTCCGCCGTGCATTCCGGGCAGGTCTTTGTGGGAGCTTCTCCGGTGCCGCTGGCCCCGTCGAGATCGACATCCTGCTCCAGCGTGCCATGGGTCAGGCTCGAGGTCCCAAAATCCAGCACGATGCAGTCGGTCTTGATGACGCTCGGGAACTCGGCGGGATCGACCGTGCGCAGGCCACGCCCAACCATCTGGATCATGGTGGACTTGTACGAACTGGGGCGCAGCAGGATGACGCAGGAGGTTGGTGGATGGTCCCAGCCTTCGGTGAGCACGGCCACGTTTGTGATCACACGGATTTCGCCACGCGCGAAGGCCGCCAGAATGTTACGCCGTTCCTCCCCAGGCAAATCGCCATGGATCAGC